AATTTAGAAGGTGCCTCGAATGATCTTTTTGTTCGAGTTGCCGAAGCTCTAGTCGTACGGCTTGTTTTAGTTGCTTGTGTCATATTAGCTCCCCGCCTTATTTTGGCGCATTTTTTCTCGCGCATAGTCTTGATAGGAAACTCCTAGTCTATTTGCCATTTCCACTTCTGGTCCTGTCAAAGTTACTTTTCGTTTTCCCGTTGCGGAGCGCGTTCCGCCTACAACTGTTGGAACTTTCCTAACAGCCTGTTTTCTAAGAGTTGGAAACTCTGATGTTAATCTAGCGTCTAGCTCGCTATAGTATTCCTCTGCTACTTCTTGTGGGTTAATACCTTCTTCAAGAAGTTCTCTGTGAATAACTAATGCTGCTTGGGTCTTGATTCTGTCTCCAGTATCGTTGCCCCCAAACCACTTATTCCTTTTCTGCCAAGCTAATGCTTTTCGATCTGGAAGTTGAGCAGTTGGTTTTGCTTTAGTTTCCTTCTTTGCAGTACTGTCGGGTTTATTTGTTCCTAAACCTTTTTCTGCTCTAGCCTTATATTGTTTGGCCACTAGCTTCTCTGCTTTCACAGATGCTAAGACATCAGTTGCCTTGATCTCAGCGTCAACGTCGCTAGCTTCTTTTGCAGATTTAAGTACACTTAAAGCTTGAGATTCTTGTGAATCCAATCTTTCCATATATTGGTTGATTGCATCCAACTCAGAGTCAGCTTGCTTACTTCTAAGTTCGCTCTTCTCATTTAGCCATTCATTCTTTTCAGACTCATAGCCTTTGAGCTTTTCTTCAAGTTCCTTCTTCTGCGCAACAAGTCGCTTAATACGTTTTTCAGCGCGCTTGCCTACTACTTTTTTATCCTTTGGTTCTTCAGCGTCATCTTCTACAGATTCGGATTCAGTTTCTTCCTCGTCTTCTTCTGTATCTTCTTCGACTGCTTCTTCCTCAGAAACCTCAGTACCACTAGGTTCTTCAGTATTTTCTACAGTCTCAATCCCTTGAGTTTCTGCAGTTTCTTCGTCTGGTAACTCAACAATTATATCCTCTTCAGGTTCATTGTCAATTACATTTTTATTTTCGTCATCTATCATTTAGATCTCCTCGGTTGTGAACCGCGTTTATCACTATCATTGTATATTGTATACTAATTTGTTTGGTAATGCAAGGCTATTTCGCACTAATCTTTGAAGGATCAGGTACAATAGCTATGATTTCATCATCATTTATAACTGAATATGTTTCTTTCTCATATACAAACTTAAGTCCTACATACTTTCCTGTCAATACCCAGTCCCCAATCTTAGCCCATTCAGTGTTAGCTTTGTTGTGATCTTTGTATGCATCAGGTCCCATGTCAATAATCTGTGATATGACGCATGAGAATTTAGCATGCTCTACTAGTTCGTCAGTTAATATAATGCCCCCTGCAGTTTTGTTTTCTATTTCTCTTGGCTTTAGTAATAGCCTATAACCTGCGGGTTTTGGTAGATTTTTCTTACTCATGTGAATCCTTTATTAGTTTAATAAGTTCTGATTGTAATCTTTCTTTGAGATCACCTAGAGTATGTTGAATACCTAGCATGTACTTATAATCTTCCATAGTGGAAGCACCTTGTAGGATTTGAGCAGTATTAGCTTGTATAGATTCCTCTATTATTTTAGATAATCTATCTTTGTAGTCGTTGGCTGTAGCCATATTACCTCCTGTAATAGTGAGGGGGCATTACGCCCCACTCGTTTATTTTATTTTTATTTCCTTCGGCCTCTTCTCCTCAGGTACAATTTTCTCTAATTCAATAGATAATAATCCGTTCTCAAACTTAGCCTCATTGACTACTACATCATCTGCTAATGCAAACGTACGCGTAAACGCGCGTTGAGATATGCCACGGTGTACGACATCGTCGGCTTTTTTATCATTTGGTTTAGATTTAATTGTTAATGAATTATCCGCATAATTAATTGATACGTCTTTCTTACCGAATCCAGCTAATGCTAAATCAATAGAATACTTTAATTCATCAATCTTACGAATATTATATGGTGGGTAATTAGGAACATCCAATTCTAAAGTTTGTAGTCTATCCAATAAAGAATCAAACCCAACTGTGAATGGTTTATATGGTTCCCAATCTACGAGTGATTTAATCATAGTAACCTCCTTGTTAAGCGAAATTAAATCGTGACTCCTTTCGGCAGTCAAGATTATTATACACTATCTTATAGGGACTGTCAAGGTTACTTTAGGTGTTTCTTCTTCTACTGTTACTTTTATACTAGGTTCTGTTTTCTTTGACACACCTTTACACATTTCTCGCACAGTAGCAAACTCAGGACCTAATTCTAGTTCTTGGTATTTACCGCAAACAGATAGAAGTTCTAGCTCTTGACGTAGTCTATCATTTTCTTGCAGTAAACTTATTGTATCATTATTACAAGTTGATTGTAAAGGCCAGCTGAAACGTATACCTACAGTTCCGTTAACGTCATCACTATAACTATTATAATTGTTATCGACATTACCATCACCATCTAGGTACATACTCTTACCATCTTGCCCCCTTAGTTCTGTGTATAGTTCTACCCTACCACGTTCACAGCTACTGTTGCTGTTACCTAAGTAATCATTCCTAGCATGGGCACTTGATGCCCAACTAAATATTAGTACAAATATTAATATAAGAAATACCCAGCGCATTAGTATCCTCCAGAAACAGTATTCTCTAGATCTTTCATATCGTATTTAAATTGTCTTATTGAATCTGTATTAGTTCTTACTATTTCTTCTAGTGCTTGCATTTCTGCTTCGGATGCTAGTTTGTATGATCCATCACGCAATGCTGCAACAATACCCTCAAGCCTGCCGACCCACGATGACATCTCGGCCATTTCTTTTACTAGCTCTTCCCTAGCTGAAGCATAGTTGCTAGAGTTTCTACCTGTTTTATCGTTAAAAATTGTGTGAATATTATCTATATCTCCATAGATACGTTGTTCTAAATTCTTTACTTCCACTGTAAGTAAAGCAATTGCATCTGTACTTGCATCTATTTGTGTAGTAATTTTACTTGTGTAATTGAATGCTCCATACGTGGCTGCCAAGATAGACAATACCACAGGAATGGATGCTATGTATTTTAACATTTCCCCTCCAGGTTTGTTTAATTATTAATATTTATCTTCAATGATTTTGTAAATTTTTAAGTTACCTTCTGCATCTGGTCTAAGTTCTGCTTTTACTTGAGCGCATTCATAACGAATTACATTTTCTCTACCTGATGATAAATTTCTTTCCGCTTCTCTTTTTGCTTTTAAACATTTTGATAATCCGTCTGTCATCATGTGTCCATCAAGTGAACCATTAACAAACATAACCATAGCGAATACTGTTTCAATAATTCCCATTTTGCCTCACTTTATCTTTTAACTTTTCTACATCACTTTGTAACTTAGATACTTGGTCTTTTAAAAAATTTATATTAACTGTGTTACTCATCATAGATTCCATTTCTGTTTGCATAGCTTCTACTTGTTCTGACATAAACTCAATAAGCATGTATTGTTCTGAATCTGCAGGCAAGGTTCCCATCTCACCACGTGGCCATTTAATTCTAAATTCTGTATTCTTTTCTAAATCTTTTTCAGCTAGTACTAATGAAGTCTCTATTGTTGTAACTCTTGCTATTACTCCAAAGTATGCCCATACTCCAATTGCTACAGCAATTACTATGCTAAGCAAATTTCTTATTGGCATATCTATTGATGTATTGTCGCTTACTTTCATGATCCTTTTTTCCATTTCTTAGATGGTGATTTAGTTTTACTAGGACTCCACTTTACCTTATCAGCCCAATACGCCGCAGACATTTTGCCTTTGGATATATTTTTTGCATGTCTAGATTTAAAAGCTTTACGTTGTCCTACTGTTTGATTAGTCTTTACTCCTGATTGACCAAACCTAATTGTCTTAATCTTGTCACCTTCTTTAGCTACAACTATGTGTGACTTACCACTGCCGTCGCTTAGACGTTTAGGTTTATTAAAACCAGATACGCCAGCTCTTTTTAATCTTGAGTCAGGTTTATTCACTTCTTAGTTTTACCTTTTTTAACTATAGTTTGTAAAGTTTTAGCTTGAGCTGCATGAGATCTTGAAGCTTTCTTTAAACCTTTAATAACTTTTTTTACTTTACTTTTTATTTGTTTTTTCATTTTTTAGTTTTACCTTTTTTGTGTACTAATGCTTTGCTATTTTTAGTGTGTGTTTTACCTGTATGTAATTTACCACCTGACATTTTGTGAGTCGGACCTTTCCACTCTTTACCATCTTTTGTATAATGTTTTACGCCCTTCATGTTCTATACTTCTTTGTTTTCTTTGCTATTGACTTTGGTTGCTTTGAGAATTGCTTCCCTTTTTTCTTCGCGGCTTTCTTTGCTTTCGTAGTCGCGGAGTATTCTGCGGAGCTCAAGGCCTTGATCGCTTTGGCTGGCAGGTATCTTTCTCCAGTAACGCTTGACTTCTTCCCAGACTTCGTTCGCCACTTTTGTTTGCCCCAGTTCTTTAAACTTGTTTGAGCTTTTGTTAAAGCCATTACTTATAACCACCGCCAGCAGCTTTATATTTCTTTGCTACTAGTTGTGCTTTTCTAGCAGACCATTGACCTGCTTTAGTACCATGAGTAGCCGCCGACTTAACTTGTGATACAATTCTTTTACGTAATCCAGGTTTAGTATATGGATTAGCTTTTTTTGATTTTGCTTTTACTGCCACTTTTTTTCTTTTTTGTTTTGACGCTAGCTTCTGCTTCCCATCTTTTAGCAATCTTAGGATGATTAGCGTGAAGATAGCGCCGTTGTTTAGCCGATTTAAAAGGCATTACTTATTGATCTTGCCTTTACCTTTACCACTTCCAAACTTGCCATAAGATTCGTCGCGGCTTGATTTCATTTGTTTCTTAGTTCTTTTCTTTTTAACACGCATAGCAATAGATTCATCTTTTCTATCGTTATAACCTTGTTTCTTTTTAGTAGCTGGTTTTTTCTTTTTCATAGAACTTCCTTTTGATTTAGTTCCTGCGGGTTTTGCATAATCCATTGGTTTGTTTCTTTGCAGCGCAGGTTGTTTATATGCTAAATTTGGCATAGTATACTCCTTATAGTCTAGTTATTTTAACTGCTGCATCCATAGATTTGGCAGCATCTTTTGCCATGTTACTAGCAAATTTCATTTCCGCTTCTTTTAATCGTAGCGCACGATCCTCATCCTCGTTTTCATCCGTTGTCATGAGTTTCGCTTCTTCAAGATCCATCTTGTCTTGATGTATCTTAAGCCTGTTCATCTCCCCTTGCGCACGCAATGCGAGATCTTGTTTCTGTAATTCCATTCTTTCTTCTTCAGTAGTAGGATTTTCACCAGCCATGATCTTAGCTTTTTCTTCATCAAACTGTAATACTTTGTCTGAAGCATTTGCTGCCATCATTGCAATTTGATTTTGCATTTCCATTGGTAGTGGTTGTCCTTGTTGCTGAGCCATCATCAATGCTTGTTGAGCTTGAGGATCTTGAATCATCTGCATCATTTCTTGTTGATACTTCATAGCTAAGTGTTCAGTTATGTGCCCCATTAATATTTGTTGCAGTTGTGGATTTTCTTTATAAGCTGGATTACGTAAGATAGTTCCATGAGTTACAATATGTGCATCATGATTCTGTTCCATCTGTGCTTGTAAAGGCATACCTTTCATAGCAGCCATGTTCTCTGTAATAGGATTAGCTGACATAGGTTTTTGTGATTGTGCTAAATATCTTTGGGGTTCTTCTACTCCCATAGCCGCAAACAGTTCCATACTAATAGTCTGCATGTTATATGCAGCTGGGTTCTGTTGTGCTATAGACATAATAGCATTTATCTTAGCAATCCTATGCGCCTCAGTTGGCATGTTAGGATCTGATACTGGAATAACATCAATTGATTTTAAATTGAAGTCTTCTCTGAAAACTTGCTGTGCACCACCCGCGACTTCATAAGGATACATATCTGGAAGATATTCGCTATCGATTCTAGCGAGAATACGCAGGTCTTTGGATTGAGCAGCATGTAAGCGTTTGTGCACAGCGTTGAATAGCTTTGAAGATTGCTCTAGCAAAGCCATTGTAGTGCCGACTGGACCGTAGTTAGAACCTTGTTCTACTACACTATCTGTCGCATCGGCAAACTCTTTTGCAAGATTTGTAACATATTGCATTAAGTTAAATAAAGTTCCTGATGGTTCTTTAAATGGTAATGGTTGTAATGATTTTTGTAAATCTCCTGCTGGACTATTTACTTCCCTCCATTCACCTGGTGAGATAGGCTCATCAGGGGCAAGTACACGAAGACCGTGTGCCTTGAAACCCCCTGGTAAGTTTGCAAAGGTTCCAGCATCAATAAGTTGACGCATAGAGGAAGTAGCAGTCTTAGTAAGACCACCAATTAAATGTAAATATCCGTAACCATAAAAACCTAAACCTGGAATCATTGTATAATGTGTGAAGTACATTTTCTTTTTCATTAAAATATCTTCTTCATCCCAGTTTCTAGTTATAGATAGTACTTGTTGATCTTTAGTCATGTGAACAATGTATGGAAGTTTTAATCCATCTTCGTTTTCAAAACCTGGTAAATCTACATTAGCATGCATTTCTAAAATTTCAACCTCATCATCTATTTGACCAGGTCTACTTCTACCCACAGCTTCGTTTGCTGTTTCGGTTGCAGCGTCTTCATCAATCTCAGTTTCCATAACGTCTATGTCACGGAACATTCCTGCTATTTGTAATTTTCTAATTTCGTTTTTTGATAGAACATATTTGTGTGTAAATCTTTCTGCTGTTTCTAAATTAGATGCATAATAATCTACATAAAAATCACTAGCTTTAATATATTCGGTACGTGCTCTTTGCATGGTTGGATCCCAATATGTTTTCTTAAATGCAGTACCATACAATGATACATAAAATAATAAACGATCTAGTTCTGGGCCATACTCTGGCATTTGTATTTGTGTTTGCCAATTCATAAACTGACGAACACGTGTTGCTTGTTCTTGTTTTTCCATTGTGTCTAGCCCCATGATACGCGTACGTACAGGACCTTCTGTTGGAAATAATTCTTTATATGTTTTTGCTTGAAATTTTACAACTGCTTGTGCTAAGACAGGGTGAGTTGCACTACATGCCCCTGGAAAAGGTTCATCACCTTGTTCATCTTGAAACCCTAATAGAGTTACACCTTCTTCTGCAATGTTATCGTATTCATGACGCGATTCTTTATCACGTTCAAAGCCTTCTAGTAGTTCACCTGAAATTAATTCAAGGTCTTCGTCTGACATAAGTTCTGCTAAGTTAGCAGTAAACTCATCTTCTAATACTTCTTCGTCTTCTAACAGACCCATTGCTTCTGCAGTTTCTAGTTCTGCATCATCTGTTACTTCTACTTCTAATTCTTCTGTACCATCAGGCATACTTACACCTGATTCTAGTTCGTCTAAGTCTATTTTTTTCTCAATTGCCATTTCGTATCCTTATTAATAATATAACCCTCTCTTCTTGCCGTAAGCTGCTTCTTTTCTATTATATACTCTTTGCTCGGCCTTGTCAACCCATGTATTCTCGCTATGCTCTATGTAACCACCGTTACGCATCCAAAGTAATGCTTGGGATAGTGTGTCAATGTAGTCATCATGGTTGCCTGTTGGAAATGTTCTAGCTTCTTCCATCACTTCATGTGCCCATGTACGGTCATGTGGTGCATATATCCTACCATTGTGAAACAATGCAGTGATTGCATACACTCTTGCCACCTTATCTCTGTCTGGATTAAACTCAAAGATAGGAAGTCCTGTCATTCGTAGGTCTTGTATCAACGATTGACCTGATGCCTTCTTCTCTATAAGGATTGAGTCAGGTTGATGCTGTTCATACTTGTCAATTGCCTTCTGTCGCAGTGTTGGGTAGTCCCATCTGCCCCTTTCAGCTCCTAATAGACACACATTGGGGGCAGATACCCCATTATCGAATACACCCCACGTAGTTATTGCAGAATAATCGGCTGTTGTCCTAGTTGAGAACGCAGTATCCCATGATTGTATAATATATGTACACTCAGGTGCTTCCTCTTTAGTCCAATCCTGCCACCATTCCGCTTTAAGTATGTTACCTTCCTCAGATGAGGGTGATTGTCCGTACAATGCGTCAAATTTAAAAGCAGGTGTGTTGTTTTTAGTCCTGATTATGTCCGAAGTTGTCCAACAAAAGCCACCTTCTTTGTCAGGTGCAGGCCAAAAGGACTCACCTAGCTTTAATTTAGTAAAATCTTGGGACAAATATCCTTGTTTTAATAGCTTTTTACGTGCAGGTTCTAAAGTTTCTAAAGATTCTGTCGTATTTAGGGCAGGTATGCGTACTACTTCCCACTTATCTGCCATAGGTGCAGTCTCTTGTTGATCTAATAAAAAACCTGCTAAGTCTGTTTCATGCCATCTTGTCATAACAAGTACAACTTTACCACCAGGCATTAACCTTGTACGTAAACCTGATGAGTACCATGCATTTAAACTGTCACGTCTAGTCTTTGAGTAGGCATCTTGCTCTGATATAGGATCATCAATGATTGCCAAGTGTGCACCAAACCCTGCGATACCTGAACCAGAACCAGCTGCTAAGAATGAACCTGCTTGCTTGCCTTTGTATTCAAGACCCCATGAGTTTGCCGCTCTGTTATCTTTACGAATATTTATTTTTGGGAATATAGATTTGTATGCATCTGTATTTACAATGTCACGAATAGCACGACCGAACCTTGTAGCTAAGTCATCACTATGCGATACTGCAATTTCTTGCCAATATGGATTACGCCCCAGCGCCCATGCTGGAAAGTAAGTAGATGTGATTAATGATTTACTAGAACGTGGTGATATAAAAATCATAAGACGATCCGTCTCACCCTTCTCTAATTTCATTAGTTGATCACACAACACTCTGTGGTGTGGACCAATACTGAAAGAAGGATTCATTAGCATTACAAACGCTAAGAGATCGTCTCTTGATTGGTGGATAGCTAGCCTAGTGGCTGCATCCCTATCTTCCGATGTTAACGACATACGCAATTCCGCCCCATAATGCTAGTTGCATATATAGGTTTGTCGGAGGATTGGATGCGTTATATTCCTTTAGTGCTGGCGTTAATACGCGAGTCCCCATACTATCTCCTGTGTTAGTTGGTTCTATTTACTTTTTTTTCTATTTGCAACTTTGACTGTCTCTCCAATAGTTGGTGTAGCGCCATCTGGTAAATTATAAATATCAAATACGTGTACTCCTTTATTGTAGTCATAGTCTTCTGCTTGAGTCGACCAAGTATATGTTCCGTTCTTACCTGCTTTAGCACTAGATGTGTATCTAGTGTTATTGTAAGGACCATTTACTGGATGTGACTTAACTTCTTTTATAGCCATGCTTTCCTCCCTAAAATTTTATTTTAAATCCTACACTGGCTTTGCCACTGCTTGGATCATAGCTCGCTGAGAAACCTTTAGGTACTTTCTCTTTGATCTTTTTGTAACCTTCGGTTGCACCTGGTATTTTACTAACACCATAACCTAATGCGCCCGCGGCTATTTTCTTTAAAAAAGTTTGAGACTTGCTTTGAACAAAATCTCTAGCCTCATTTAATCCCATGTCTTTCCGTTGGTTGGACATTAGTACTTTGGCATCACCCGCGACATTCTTTTTTTAGCCATAGGTTTTTTCTTTTTCTTCATTGGGGTTTTCTTTTTAAATGGTTTTGGTTGTTTCATGCTTCCCATCATTTGGTTTTTTGGTTTCATATATTGCATATTATTTCCTTCCTCTAGAGACTAGTTCATCTGATTTACGTTTCTTGTTTGCCGCCATTTTAGCATTAGCATTTTTTGCAGAAGACTTCATTGCATTAGCGGAAATAAATCCACCACGCTTAGCGTCTCTGTTATCTGCTGCTTTTGTTCTAGCAGTTTTCTTAGCTGCTTTATCTTTAGATCTTTTACGTCTAGCTGCTTCCGCTTTCATTACTTGGCTGTCTTTAGCTTTTGGCATTTTGCCAGTAACACCTGCAGCTCTTGCATTAGCTTCTCTAGAAGTTTCTTTCTTAGGTTTGTCTTTTCTTTTAATAGTACTTGCTTTAGCTTTGCTTCCGCCACCAGTTAGTGCACTCTTAATTGATTTAGTAATATTTTTAATATCTTTTTTAATTACAGTTTTTAATTTATTTTTAGGTACTTGTTTTTGTTTTGGTCTTGGTTTTGCTCTACCAGTTCTATTGATAATTTGAAATCCTGGTTTAACTTTGTCTCCGTCTAATGCGTCTTTTATTTTTGAAAAGAAGCCTTTCTTTTTCTTATCGGCCATGTCGTATCCTTATTTTAGTTGTTTTAGTTTGGGTGCTGCTATGCGTTTGAGACGCTCGACATCTCTCGCTATATCCTCCTGTGAGTTTCCTGTAGCAAACGCATTTGTTACAGTCGTCTCGTTAATAGACTTGTCAGTCCACATCGCTTGATGTTTACCGAGAAGTTCTAAGGAGCGGATAGCCGCGTTGTAATCTCCTTCTTGTTCAGTCTTTTCAGAGATACGTACTAGGCGCCTAAGTATATCGTCCGCTTCAATTTTAGTACGTTTTGTTTGTTCAGACTTCAGCTCGGCAATCCTTGCTACAATCGCAGGGTCTTTCGTTAACTTATATGCGTTATTCGCTGCGTGCTTCTCAGAGTAGCCTGCTCTTATGGCGGCTTGTTTGATATTGAGATCTTTTATGAACTCATTACAGAACGCTTCCTGCTGGGGAGTTAACTTAATCTCTGAGTCAGGTTGTTGCATCTTAGTTGCTTTAGTCATAGAAGTAGTATACAACATTTATACTTGTATTGCAAGAGCAAATGTTGTACAATAGTTGTGTGTGGTTCACGCCACACGTCTCCTGTAAGACGGGGAGGATTAAGTAGCGTTCACTCTCTCAAATATAACGCGCCTCCCCGCAATTTAAAGGGGGCATCCTATTTGCCGCAAACTTTTCCCTGGGAAAAATAGTCTAAATTTTTGCTAAAATTTTTTGAGATGCATTATATATATATCTGGGCGTCTAGTTTTTTTGGGTGGGGGTAGGTGCTTGGTCATTTCTGAGGAAAATGGGTGTTCTCGTTTTGTTCTCATTTGCCCCCAATCCTGGGTGCGTCAATGTGTCGCACTTTATTTGCTTGACATTTTTTCGGAATAGTTTAAACTTCGCACTTTTCTTTTTTCTAGGCTTTAAGCCAATACCTTCCCCCAAATGTGTTGTATTTTTACAACAAAAGTTATCCACAGGTTATCCACATTTTAGTGAAATTAGCTATTGCAATTAAGTTTTAATAGTATAGATTGTAATAATGGAAGATATAAAGATCAGCTAGATACCTTCCCTTAACCAAGTTAAACAAAGGTTTAATGATGTTAAATAAAAAGCCTAGAAGAAAGTTTAAAGCCATAACTTTCACCAAGATTGAAAAGAAAATGTTTGAAGTAAATTACAAAGAGGAGAGTTTTAAAGACCTAAATACTAAAGTACACTATCCGATATCAAGTGCTTATAGAGGGTTTTCAATGTTAGGGGGTAGAAGTAATAAATGTAGATACGCTTAAAAAAAGACTTGACAAGCAAGTTTAATAATATAGAAGTAAGTTATAGAAAGTAGGTTAAAATGGAAACGAATAGAATTGAGATTAAAGATACGAGAACACTAACAAGATTACTGAGAAATTGTTATTACATCTATGCTTATGTTGTTATAGGTACAGATGAGGGTAGATATATAAAATTACAGAAAACTGATTTAATGAGTAATCTGATAGATTTAGATATTGACTTGAAAAAGTTTACTTATGATACAAGTGATAATACCATATGGGTAGACAGTTTCACACAATAGGAGAATTAATATGCTGACTAGAAAAGACTTTACAAAAAGAGCAAATGAATTTATACAATTAAGTAAGAACTGTAAAAGAAATACTATTGAATTAATGACAGTAGGTCATCAAATTGACAACTATTGTTATATTGCTAAAGAATCTAATGAGAGATTTGACGAGCAAAGATTCAGAAACTACATAGAGGTTGGTGTATATGGCAACAGTATTTGAGTATAAACTAGGAACGCATAGAGGTAATAAAAGATTATGGATAGAAGGTAAAAGATTACTTGACAATTCTTTTATATGTGATAAGAGATATAATATAAGTTATACAAAGAATTATATTATGATAGAGTTTGATGAGTTTGGTACACATAAGATAAATGGTACTGAAAAAAGACCGATTATAGATATTAATAATCGTAAACTATCGGCAACATTTACTACTGACATGGTGTCAGTAGAATTTGATACTGATAATCTGATAATACAAGGAGTTTAATTATGCCTATTAAATCAGATACTAAAAGAACTATGAGCTTTACTGACTGGGTTATTGACCAACAGGAAATACAAGACGAACAAATCCTGGACTCAGATGTTGATGAGTTGTCTATTCAAGAGGAACAGGCAATCACTAGCGAACTATTAAACAAGTGGGGTACACAATGACTTTACTATCAGAACTGAGAAGTACAGACTATAATGATGATAGTATGTATTCATATCTATGTAAACTAAAGTATGATGAGTTTGTAGATAGTCATGATATCGAGGTTGATTTTCTTAATGATGTTGATAGAATGTTATCAAGATATTTCATACGAAATGACATGACAAGATACAGAAGGCTCACTAATCTTTTCGGTGATGCCATTGACAGATTTAGTAAGTGTGAGGATTGTGGTTCCTGGGAATATGAAGATGATGTAAGGTGGGCTTATGATGATAACCCTATATGTTCTAATTGTATTGACAATTACAGATACTCAGAGAACAGAGATACATATGTAAGCGAAGATGATTATTATGATGAGGAATCTGAATCACAGCATGATGATTATATCTATGAATACAATGAAGATGTAATGTCACATTGTAGTTACCAAGTATCAGACAAGGACAGGACAGAACTATACCCCCTATATATGGGTGTAGAGTTAGAAGTTGAGAGAAGAAATAATTGTCCTTATGAGATTGGAGAAATGACACACAATGATTTTTATAATGGTAAGACAGGACAGTTTGCTATTATGAAATCTGATGGCTCACTATCCAATGGCTTTGAGATTGTCACAGCACCAGCCACACTCAATGCTCATAGAGAGAATTGGCATACATTTTTAAATGGAGCTGCAATCAAGCACCTCAAATCCTGGAATACTGATACAACAGGTATGCACATACACATATCAAGAAATCATTTAACACAGCTTGATATTGGTAAGCTACTTGTCTTTATCAATGACTACAAAAATGAGGAGTTTGTGAATCATATTGCAGGTCGCAATTCAGACCAATGGGCAAAGAAATCTAGCAAGAAGATTTCTGATGCTGTAAATTCATCTGAGAAGTATGAGGCTGTCAATATGTCGCACCGACATACAATCGAGTTTAGAATATTCAAGGGCAATCTTGCTAAGCAAGGTTTGTTCAGAGTAATGGAATTTGTCCATGCTTTAGTAGGGTTTAGTAAGACTACGAGCATGACAAAACTATCTTATAAAGACTTCATAAGATACATGGAGTTACCACAAAATAGAAGTGAGTATAAGATATTCTATGGTTGGCTAACAAGAAAATCCTATTGCATAGGTAAGCCAAGTCGTAGTGTTGATTGGTCTGATGAGCAGAACAATCTAAGAGAAATAGCTTAACTGAAAAGGAGTTATATTATGTGCTTAATTATACAAGCTACAAAACCAGAAGTAATCACAGAGAATATGATGAACTGTGCATACTTAAATAATGATGATGGGTTTGGACTTATGTTTGCCAACAAGGGCAAAGTTCATGTTCACAAATTGGGTAAGCCAAAATCATTCAAGTCTATCAACAAGCTATGGGATAGCTACAAAAATCTAGATGTGCCTATGGGTTTACATTTCAGATTCAATACCAATGGGGAGTCAAGCAAAGCTATGTCACACCCTTACCAGGTATTAACTAAAGAGGAAAGTAACAGAGATATATGGCTCATGCACAATGGACCTCAGTTACCTACACCCATGATTGACAGTAACAAATCTGATACTCATCAGTTTGTCAAGTGGATACTCAGACCACAACTAATCAATGAGCCAGAGTTACTATACAATCCAGATTGGCAAGAGATGTTGTCTGATATGATTGGTAGTGACAAGCTCTTGTTCCTGGATAGTAAGACAGAGGAGTTTACTATCATCAACGAAGACCAGGGAAAAACAACAGATGATATGTGGTTGTCAAACACATACTCATTAGAGCCACGAGGTAACTATGCTTTGTCTAGAGACTACAAGTATGATGAAGATACTGACACTCTAAAAAAGATAGAGAACAAGTGGACTTACGAAGATGATGATTGGGGTTATGGTATGGGTCATTACTCTGGTACACCAATCTATCGTACTCATGTAGAGACTAAGGATAACACTACCAAAAACTATGTCAATCCACCAAGAGACATACTTGAAGAAGGGACAGCTTTAGATGAGAATGATTTGTATGGTATGACATACAAAGAAATTGAGGAAGTTGTATATGAAAATCCAACTGGCGTATCACAATGGTTGCATGACCTTGTGTATAACAGCGAAGTAAAGGGAGGAAAGTAACATGACTATATTTAGATTTGATTTAGAAACTAAAAACTTTTATGAGATAACTACTAGAAATGGTGGGTCTAATAAGTTAAAGTGGACAACACTAATTAGACAAGTCTATTTAAAAGATGTACAATTTGGGGTGTGTCAACACCCCTTTGACCCAGAGAAAACTTCGTTTCGCCGAAAACCTTTCTCACTATACACCGACAAAGATTATGGTATAGCTATCAAAGGTACTGAACTATCGCAAGATGAGTACGATAACATAATGTCAGAGGATAGACCAAAAGTAAATAGTCTAGTCAACAAACTATTCTATAAGTATGGTGCTACATTCTGGCAATCATACCCAAGTCTTGTCAAGTCTTATGAGGACAATGGTACATTTGATTTGGTTAGGTCTAACCCTGTTACACATGGTACATACAGATATGAAAGCCACAGAAAATTTCCTACATGGAACATGCTAGGTAATGGGAATGAATTAGGTAGACCTATGTACTATCAACCACACCCTGTCAAAGCTATGAGATTCAGTGCCCAACAACACCACCAAGTGTTTAATGAGGGGGCAACAGCACATACATGGTGGGAACATCACGACAGGATAAACCCAACATGGAGACATACTATCCAGGAAAGAGTTGATGCGGCAGCGTAGCTGCTCTTCCCCTGGATTATCCAGGCAACATGAGGTTGCAGGATACAACCCGACTATACATGGAAGAACATGACTGAACACGAGGGTTACCAATATTACAATGAGGTGGCACAAGGTCGTCTTGTGTAGGGTACACTACCCTTATACTATATATAGTATATATAAATATATATATATATTTTAAATTGTATATTAGAGAGGGGTGTGCCTGTTCACCAAAAGTAGGTACCCTCGTGTAATGCCATGTACACCCATGTACAGCCGAGAAAAAACTATTGACGAGGAGAGAAAATTATGTTACTATCTATTATTATTTATTTGAGTGGAGTGATTTCACTACCATTATTTTATTGGACTTTCGTTATCGTACATGATGTACGTATGACACTAGAACGCAAAGCAAAAGGAGACTAAGATGAATCCACTAATCAAGGGGGCAGAACAAATTAGGTATCAGTCCCCATTATACGACCCTGTCTATGATGAAGATGACAATGTCGTAGACGAGGAGTGCATACGAGTAGGCACTGATGTGATTGATACATTCATCAGACCTGTCAATGCTGATGGCAAGCCCAGGTATTACAGGCTTCGCTACCCAGTACACGCCAAAGAACATAAGCGTAAGTGGGATAACTGGCTCAACCAACAACTCGTAGACGCTGAGCCTTATCGTGTTAAGGTTAGTAAGGTAGGCAGACGAGTACTGTTTAGCATTGACCCTAACTTCATTGCGAAAAGAGATAAGGCTAGACGCAGACTAGAGGCTCAAAGAAAGCGAGCATCCAGGATTACAGCTGAGCTGCACCAAGCTGCAGGTAACGATGAGGCTAACACCTGGGAAAGTTTTGATTTAGAATGGGAAAGACAAATGCAAGAAAGGAATAACTATGAAGTATAATGTAACAACTTGGGAAACACTTGAGTGTACCTACGAAGTCGAGGCGACCAGCAAGGACGATGCCTGGGAACGAGTGCTTGACAACGAAGGAAAGCAAACGAGTAGGACATGGAAAGAGAATGGCTCTTACATAGTGGAACCCAAGTTACCTGACTCATCACCAAAGTTTCCTGGTAATGTAGTAGACTTTAAGACAAAGGTCTTAGAGATAATGAAAAAGAAACCCATTGACAAGGAGAAATAATTATGCTAAACACAATGGACTTAGTGAGAATCAAATGGCTTGATGCAATGTCAGATGATAACACATGGCAAGAGTTGTCTGAGTTAAGGCAACAACAACTACGACCTGTCGAAACTGTGGGGTGGATACTTACAGACTTCGGTGGTAAGATAGTAACTGTCTCATCTTATGATGAGGAAAGTAAGACAGGTGGTGGGGGTGTAGTTATCCCTACTAATTGTATAACAGAGATACAACATCTTGAAGGAGGAAGAATTGAGCAGTACGAAAATGGCAAACCCACTGTTGCAAGAGGCTTATAAGACTAGGCTTTTTACATATGGCACATTAAAAAAAGGGGGCAGACTTGAGGAACTAACAAAGAGGTCTGAGTATATGGGAGAATACTTTACCGTACACTCGGTCTTTCAGATGAGAGATTATGCTAACGCATTTCCTATTGTGTTCTTTGACTATGGACAAGCAGAAGGCAAGTCAATCAAAGGTCATCTGTATGAGTGTGATGTACGAGCAGTGGAATGTATTAATCAAATGGAAACCAATGCGAACTACACACCACACATAGCTGATGTTATTAACGAAGAAGGTAACATCACTAATGCGTTGATGTTTGTTAACTGTAATCGTGGTGCTGTGGCAGATTCACAGCTATCACTAAGAAATATTATTGAGGAGAAAGGATACCAAGAATGGCAACACTCGGTGGATTGGTAACATACATATGTGTGTATGGATTTTATATTATGGGAGCTTTGAGTTTCTTCTTTGCCCCCAACATAGTAACGTTCGGTTTCCTATGTTTCACAGTTTATATATTTGTAAGGAAAAAAGATTATGAAAAAGAAAAAGAAAAGTAAATGGAGTAAAGGTGTAGGTTTGCGGGAAGCAACGCCAAGAGATGAAGATATCCTGGAAGAAGGAGACTTTGTAATGGACGGCTACTCAGTACAGATACCAACTGGTCAATCAAAAATAGATATAGATGATTTGACTTTAGACCAAGACGACTATGAACTACAACAAGAGGAGGCTACCAATGGCATGGAATCCGACGACGCAGAACCTATTGCAGTCGATAGATATTTCAGACGCATTAGATAAGGCAATAGATTATTTAGACAACCAAGATAGTGATGACGCACAGATATCTATCCCGTCAAGTAATCCATTTTCTTTACGAATGAGAATGTATAGGTTTGTAAAAGCCTATGCATTGCAGATGAAAGATAACCAAGATGTAGATGAGAATAAATATAATCATTTGCATTTTAAAGAAACAAAAGATAATGTTATTATAAAAAATTCTTTTGAGAAAGAACAGTTAGTATTAGTAACTGATAAAGGAGAGACCTTATGAAGAAAGATAAACTAGAAGATATGTTCACTAAATGTATAGAAGAAATGCGTGAGCCTATAACAGAACTGTCAAAGAAATATCCTGTGGATATTATTAACAGTGCTATGTTAGAGTTAGGTTTACGTATGTTACTTATGCGAACAGGAACAATGAGTACCTTGCATATGTTTAGCAGCGCTGTTGCTACTATCCTGGAAAAAGGTCCATTGGTTGAGGCATTCGGTCAAGACAATGCACTAGATGAAGTAGATTGGTTAGAGAATGGGTCTCTAATTAAACCAACATTACATTAGGAGAGAGTATGGATAAGAGAATAATCCATGTACCTACACGAATGAAACATTGGGAAGATGAAATGTACAATGCAGAGTTTGAAGATAGGTGGAGAGCATACCACGAATTTAAAAAGTTGTATGAATACTATAAGGAACTACATGAAAGGGGGCACGAATATGAACCAAACTTTTAAGAAGGTAACACCGGGTCACGGCAAATCCTGGTATGTTAAATGGACAGCTTCTGTTATCATCATCATAGGCATGGTGTTAACAGCAGTAGAGATAAGCCCACTCAATTTGTTCTTCCATTTAGGTGGAGTAACTGGTTGGTTTATTGTCGGTTACATGTGGCATGACCGAGCATTGATGACAGTCAATTCAATAGCCATGTTTATATTTGCAGTAGGAATTTTGTTAAACTTTTAGCTTGACATTTTTTCTATCTGTGATACTATTAATAATAAAATAAGGAGAGATATGCAATACGATATTACAACATCACATATGAATACACAGCATTGGTTAGTTGAGGCTGACTCTAAAGAACATGCTGAAGAAATATTTAAGAAATGTAAAATAGAATGGAGCAAGGAACTACGTAAGTATGTATGTAGATACCCAATACCATATGTCTTACAAGGATTAATTACTATTCCCGATGCAGAGTTACGTGCCATCAACGTAGTACCTGGTCAAAACGAACCACACTTTACAAAGTTAGGAGAGAGTAATGACTGATAAAGTAAAGCAAGAAGATGAGTTAGTTATACCTGTCGACTTGTTGGATAAAGACCCATTGGAATTAGCAGAGAGTGAGGAAGACATACAAACTATTGTTACTTACTTACGTGCGACCCGGGAAAACATCCGAGCAACAGAGAAAGCAGGTAAACGTATCACCAGTAAATCATCAAGAACTAAACCTAAACAATACGAAACAAATGTATTGGACATGCTAGTTAAGGAGGCATAATGGAACAACCAGATAGACTAAAGAAGTTTATACTACAAGACGGTAACCCTATTCAAAAGATATGGGATACATCAAGTCTATCATCATTCCTATCATGCCCCCGTATGTACAACTGGACTAACTTACAAGGGTATAAGTCTAAGGCATACGGTATGGCAACAGGCTTTGGTTCTGCTGTACATGAAGGACTTGAAGTCCTTGACATTCAGAAATTCAAGGGGGCAACAAAAGATGAAGCTGTAGTAGCAGCTATAAAGCATGTGCTCCTGGAATTTGGTGAGTCCTTAAACTTATCAGAAGATAAGGCACGGGGGTTGACTGCAGCTTTACGAGCTATTACCTGGAGAGCAGAAGAATTTTGGGAAGACCTGTTTGAAATAGCTACCATGCCAGACGGTGAGCCTTGCCTTGAGCAAAGGTTTGAAGTACCCTTTGGTAATGGAGAGTACAGATTCTCTGGTCGTATTGATAAGGTAGTACAACTAGAAGGTAAGTTATATCTATGCGATGTTAAGACAACGAAGACAACGCTTAACTCTAATTACTTTGGTAACTTCATGCCGAACAATCAAGTGTTCAGTTATCTATGGGCTGCCAGGGAAGTACTAGGTCTGGACGTAGCAGGATTTATTATTGATGCTGTACAAACAGGTGTGCACTTCACTAGGTTTGACCGTAGTGTATACAATGTACCAACAGATTTAATAATGGAGTGGTATAAAGATGCCATGCATACATTAGATACATCAACAAATTATTTTAATAAACAATATTACCCAGCAGATTTCACTGCTTGTAACAACTATGGTGGCTGTAGATTTAAAGAAGTTTGTTCAGCTTCACCTGATCGTCGTAATCTTTTCCTGGATAATGATTTCGATAAACAACCTCATCCAGATTTAGTGGAGGCTTATGCAGAAGCAGTATAATAAAAAGAATAAATATCAAAGAGATAAATGGTATTCGGATACCACTACTCTATTAAATATAATAATAGTATTAAGTATAATAGATTTAGTTGGTTGGTATTTAAGGTGGGTATCATGATCGTCAACATTTTGTTGGGATTAATCCTAGCAGATTTATTACTCATTACATTTATGATATATGTAATTGGTAAAATTATTGACGAAAGAATAAAATAAGTATTGACACGGAAAGCAATTCATGTTAGTATGTTAACTTCACAGGAGATAAAAATGGCAAACATTAAAACACACAAGTCAGCAGAGTATACAAAGCTTATGTTGGTAGGGGATAGTGGTTCGGGTAAAACCACAGCACTAGCCTCGCTTGCAAATGCTGGATACAATTTACGTATCCTAGATTTTGATGACGGTCTATCCATTCTTCCAGAGTTTTTAAATAAAGATGCAGTTAAAAATGTATCCTTTGTTACTTGTAAAGATTCTTTAGGACAAGCAACAGCTTTCCGTAAGGGCGTACAAATGATTACTAACTGGAAGGATGGCGACGAAGATTTTGGTTCAGTTAAAACTTGGACTAATAAAGATGTACTTGTTATAGACAGCTTGACTTTGATGGGCGAGGCAGCATTACGTGGTGCCCTGGTTTTCAACAATAAGAAATCCACCGACCAACCTAGTCAACCAGAATGGGGGACA